TGTTGTTGATATTCTTTACGGTCAATCTGAATATGATACAATGCAAGATGCTATATATGGTATACATACATCGGAACCTATTATTGGATTAGAAACGAGTTATGCCCTTTATGGTTCAATATTGAGGGGTTGGTTGATTGTACAAGAAGGAACAACTGATCTTACTGATGTAACTATGGCAAGAATTATTGAAACCATGAGTCTTGGTGGCAACGAAAAACTTGCACCATTATATACACCAACTCACGGTGAACTCACATTACTGAATGCCGATGACCATCCTCAGTATCACAATGATACGAGGGGTGACGCACGTTATGAAGTGATTGACGCTACCATTTTAAGGGATGCTGATATTGGTGTCTCCGTGGAAGCGTATGATGCAACTATACTAAAGAGTGCTTCTATTGGTGTGACTGTTCAGGGTTACGATACGACTATTGTAAAAACTGCTGGTGGTCAGACTATGACAGGAAATTTAATTTCAAATAGTGGTACTGATTATACGACAAACAGAATGAGAAATGTTAAACTAATGACTACTACACCTGTTGCTGGTGACTTCTTAGGTGACGGTGGGGTAATCTTAGTTTATACACCATAAGGAGAATATATGGCTTTACAAAAAACAATTAAATCGAGAACAGGTGTTGACTGCACATATCACCGCATTATCAGTTTGGCGAATCTTGACTTTGAAAATTCAGAATGTACTATTGTTGTTGGCATGTATGTTGACAACGATTCACGATTGTTGGAAATTTACCCAATTGATACGAAGTTATTCGTTTACGAAATTCCACCAACTGTTAATACATTAACCTATGAAAATATTAGGACTGCTCTTTATATGTGGTTGCAATCGTTGCCAACATATGAAGGTGCAATAATGGTGTAAATTATGCCTTTAGTTCACGGCCCTTTTACATTTGCGACACAAACTGGCGCAGACGCGGATAGATTTCTTTATACCGACCCTGTTGTAACAAACGCAACTCTACCACAGGCAGCGAATACTACAAGACGGTGGTGTTGGAACATTGGTGGTACACCATCAAACGGTGTAGGCCCAACTTCCGGTCAAGGAGGTTCGGGCGGGTATCTTTACACTGAAATGTCGAATCCCGGCGAATTCAATGATATTTTCTATCTCCGATTTGATACTGCGCTGAACTTTTTCTTGTACGATTGGACAATGACATTCTACACCAATCAACGTGGTGATGATAATAACGTTACTGGCCAAGTTCAAATTAACAAGAACGGCGCTGGTTGGGTAAACTCAGGTGCATCATTCGGTGGAACCGACGACCCAAACAAGGTAGACGATGATGGCTCAGATATTTGGGCGTTACGAACCTTTGCGTTGGCGGGGGGCGATACAGCAAGTACCTCAGTTTTGGTTCGTGTTCGTTTGACGATGCCCTCATCAGGTACAACGTGGAACAACGACTACGGGCTTGATACTTTTACATTTTCTGGAACAAACATTGGTAACCCAACCGAAATCCGAGTTAAAATGCATGACTTTGCTGGCCTTGCTTATGCAAACGGTACTTTGGTTCGTTGCTACAATGCAACAACCGGCGCACTTGAATTAAGCGGAACAGTCGGCACTAAAACTGGCGCTGATACAGCAAATCCAGTAATTCCTGCCGTTCAATCAGGTGAGGCAGTATTCACGTTTAATAACAGTGACCTCGCTCAACGATATTGTATTGTTGGGCCTAATGTTGATGTTTATGGGGTTATCACTAACTTCATAACACCAACTCAATTATAAGGATATATTATGGCAGTTTCTAATTGGTATGCACATGATTGTAGAATAACAGGAACAGGTTCACAATGGGGTGCAAAGGATATTCGTATCCCTGTTGCTGTCGCAGCCGTTGCACGTGTTCTTGTGGGTGGTGTTGTAAAAACATGTACGGGGATGTATGTTCTTGTGGGTGGTGCAGTAAAACAGGTCACCCATGCCTACACTTTGGTTGGTGGGGCAGTAAAAACTATATTCTAAGGAATCATAATGTCTTTTTATTTCATACCATTAACAAATGATTGTGGTGGTGCTGGCACTTATAGAGGTGGTTCAGGTGGTGGTGGTGCGTCTATTGTTACCGTTGAAAAGAAGATACCAAAAGTAAAAATTAAATTGGTAAAGGATGAGGACTATCATTCTAATATAAATATTACTGTATTGAAGGTCATTGACCTTTCATTGAATATTGGAGGAAAAGAATGTTAACGTTTGAAATGAGAAAAGTTAAAACCTTATCAATGCCAGTCTTGGTAGAGGGGATTGAACAGTCACACCTGAAATTCAAGTTTGTCATTGAACATAATGGTGTTGATTACGGGTTCCCAGCGGAGCGTGGAGGCGATAATGTTAAGTTCGTGATACCTTCCCTTGATAATGTAATTAAAGGTCTTGAAGCAGGTGTATATAATGCCAAACTGGAAGTATCTGCTATCACAGAAGGTGACCGTGGGTTCTTTATGCAACCTTGGGGTGAACAGATTCGTGTCAAGCAATCAGTGATGGTTTCTATGGAAGAACCGGTTCAAGAAGAAGAATCAGTTCAAGAAGAAGTAGAGAAGAAGGTTAAATTGAAGATCACTTCCATCTTCACAGAGTCAGACGATGATGCTGAGCCTGCTGAAGTGGAAACCAAAACCACTACAAAGAAAAATAGTAAGATGAGAGATAAGTTCAAATAACACGTTTACATATATGGTATAATGATGTAAGATGTAGTAAATAAATTAATTTGTTGGAGGTTACAAGATGCAATTTGCACTAGGTGAAATTAGAGGTATGAAAGACCCGTTGATCGGGTTGATTGATAAACAAATTCCTATCAAGGCGGCGTGGAAACTTAATCGTTTGGTTAAAACTTTTGATAAGGAGTTGGGTGAGATTGAAGAGTTTCGTATTGGTTTGGTCCAGAAACTAGGTGACCCTGCTGGCGAAGACGGTCAGGTCACAGTCCCAGAAGACAAAATGCAACAGTTCATCGATGAGTTCAATGAGTTGTTGAACACAGAGATTGAAGTTGAGTATGAAGCCATTGATATTGATGTTTTTGGTGATGTTCAATTGAGCGCTAAAGACATGATGGTTCTTGAGAAAATTTTCAAGTAACTAAGTATTTAGAAAATATATCTATATTTTCAAAAATCTTCAAAAAAATCAAGTATTAAACAAGAAGGGTGGTTCCGAAAGGGGTCGCCCTTTTTTTATAAATACTTTTATAGAAAAATACATTTTCGGAGAGTTGACATATGGCTAATGACTATAAATTTTATGTAAGAAACGGTGACAATACTGCTTGGGTGAATATTCTCCAAGACACTAATATTGTCTTGAACCCTGATGGTGCTAGTGCAGGACAATACGCTAGTAATCTTCTAGATGAGGTTTTGCTTGAAATTGCAGGTAAATTCCCCGGTAGTATACCGGGTGGTGACTACAATGGTGAAGCGATTCACACTACAAATACTGATGATACCACGATTGTTGATGGTGGTTCAACTGATATCACAGGTTCTTATTCCACACTAGGTGGTATGGCGGTTGCCAAGAACCTTTTCGTTGGTGGTGATTTTACTGCCGAAAGCACCTCATTCTTTGAAGACGATGTTTCCATAACTGGTAGCACTGTGATAACTGGTGATCTTACGTCAGTTGTGAATGTGACAGGTGTGGGCACAGGGAACCTTAGTGGGTTTGTCGATATAAACGGAACTGGTGATGTTCAAGGTGGTACCGTGACTTCAGATGGTCTTCTTACAACCGATTCCCTTTCTGTAACAACTTCTGTTGACAGTAACCTTATCCCTGTTGGTATTGTTGAGACAATAGGTGAAATCGGTTCGGAATGGATTGAAATCCACGGGACAAATATATACGGAACAAACCTCTACGGTGCACTGACAGGCGATGTCTCTGGTGATGTTACAGGAGATTTAACTGGTAACGTAACTGGTGATCTTACTGGTAATGTAACTGGTAATGTAACAGGTGATCTTACTGGCAATTCAGTGGGTATTCATACAGGTGACGTAACAGGTGACGTAACAGGTAATCTAACTGGTAATCTAACTGGTAACTCGGCAGGTATTCATACAGGTGATGTTACAGGTGATCTAACTGGTAACTCATCAGGTATTCATACAGGTGCCGTTACAGGTGATCTTACAGGTGACGTGACAGGGGCGGTAATAGGAACAACGGTGTCTGCCTCTGGTGGTTTCACTGGTGATCTTACAGGTGACGTGACAGGAGCGGTGGTCGGAACTACGGTGTCTGCTTCTGGCGGTTTCACAGGTGATCTGGTTGGTGGTGTTATTGGTTCTGTGACAGGTAACACGTCAGGTGTTCACACTGGTGCAGTTATCGGACCAGTCACAGGTGATGTCACAGGCGATATTACTTCTGGTCTTATCAAAACCGACAATCTTCAAGGAAATTTGACCTCAGACATATCAATTGGTGGTCATCTCATCCCTTCTGCTGGGTATGATCTTGGTGCTGTGGGAGATGCTTGGGGTGATCTACATGTAACGACAATTACAGCTTTAACTGGTAATATAAACGGTGACCTTGGGGTTACTGGAACACTGACTGCCGGAACAATGGCAAGTAATAATTTCACTGGTATATTCACCGGTGCCGTTATTGGATCGGTTACTGGTGATATCACAGGTGACCTTGTTGCGGCTAACACATCATTCCATTCTAACACAGTTATCTTTGAAGACGTGTCAGGTGTTGTCACTATGAATTCGACAGTGAATTCAACGGCATCAACTGATGGTTCGTTGGTTGTTGCTGGTGGTGTAGGTGTCGCACAAGACGTATTCATTAATGGTAACCTTACTGTTGGTGGTCTTATTGCTGGCACTTTACCGGGTCTGGATTGGTTAAATGTTCCTTCAACAATATCACATGATGGTTTGGGTGTCTACACACTTGGAACGGTAGCAAAACCTTGGTCGGCGGTTCATGCCACAACTTTCTATGGGAATTTGGATGGCACATTCACCGGTGATGTAACAGGTGATCTTACTGGTAATGTTCTGGGTGATATAACAGGTAGTCAAACAGGTGGGTTTATCGATGCTACCACTATTGACGCATCTGGTATCGCTACTTTTGGTTCAAATGTTCTGGTCGGTGGTAACCTAACTATCAGTGGGAGTTTTCAAACTGGATTATTTCAGGTTGATACTCTACAAGTTACTGGTCTTACTCAATCGACAACCCCATTCGATGGTGCTTTAACTGTTGATGGAGGTGCAGGTGTAGCGAAGAATTTGAATGTTGGTGGTGACACTGTTGTTGTAGACATTACATCTACATCTTCTACAACCACAACCGCTACAACAGACGATTTAAATGTGAATCAACTTATAACTCTCGACGGGGCTGTCACTATCACGGGCGATATTATCCCAACAGCTACCAATGACATTGGTGCTACACTAACCCCTTGGAATGCTATGTATGTGGATGATATTACTGCAACAACGATAGCCGCAACTGGTGGTTTCACGGGTGATCTAGATGGTGATCTAGTAAAAACCATTGTTAACGTGACAAGTACCACAACATCAAGTTCTCCGATAACAGGGGCATTGGTCGTTGCAGGTGGTGTTGGAATTAGTGATTCTCTTAATGTTCAAGATAATGCTTCGATTGATGGGTTACTAACAGCGTCAAGCACATCGACAATCCAATTGTCTGTCACAGGTGCAATTCCTTCTACTGACAAGGATACTGGTGCGGTGATCATTCAAGACGGTGGTTTGGGTGTTGAGGGTAACGTTAACCTTGGCGGAAACCTTGGTGTCGTTGGCACTTCAACATTCACTGACGCATCTACATTCAATGGTACTACTACAATGAACGATATTACTACAATCAATGCTCCTGTTGATATTAACATAACCACAGGAACATTTGATCTTCTTAATACAGGTGGTAACATAGAGGTGTTAACCGATTCAGTATTGAATCTTACCGGCGCAAGTACCACACTAACATCGTCATCTACTGATATTGATATCTCTAGTGCTGGCATTCTAAACTTGGATGCTGTTGGGGTAGCGACACTTGATGCCTCAGGTATCACCCTAACCTCAACAGGCGTAACTGACACGGTTTTTAATAGTGGTGGTTTATTTGATATTAACGCAACAGGTGCTGTAACGGTTGATGGTCCGAGTTTAACGGTGACCTCTTCTGGTAACAACACATTCAATGGTACGGTTCTTGTTAATGATGACCTGACAATCGGGGCTGATAATACTGATACCGTTACCTTTATGTCAAAAATTACAGGACCTATTGTTCCTTCTGGTGTTTCGGAGGATTTGGGTCTTACCGCAGAACCTTGGGATATTGCTTATATTAATAAAGTGGAAACAAGAGGTGATGTTTCTACCACAGATAATGCCACAGGTGATATCGTCACTCTGGGTGGTATAGCAATACAAGACAATCTTTGGGTTGACGGTACATCCACAATCGGTGGTCAGACCAATATGACAGGTGGTGTCACATCAACAAGTGTTTCAACTGGTGACTTGGTTGTTGCAGGTGGTGTTGGTGTTACAGAGAATCTTTGGGTTGGTGGAACAACAACATCAGCAGACATTGATGTATCCCAAAGCCTACGGACTGACTCGATTTCCACTTTCACAAATGGCGCTAACCTAACACTTTCTGGTGCAGGGGCAGGTCATGTAATGATTATTGATAACCTTCAAATAACAGATACATGGTTAGAGGTTGATGAGGTCAAAGCATATAATGCTACTACTGATTTAGTTTTATCTGGTGGTGTGACTTCTGGTGACGTAAGAGTTTTAACAGGTTGGAATTTACTTGTAGATGATAATCTGATCGTAACTGGTGACATTTCAACAACTGGTGGTACAATCGGTGGATTGACTGCTGTTGAATTAACACAACTTAATAATATTGATGCAACCACAATCTCTACCACACAGTGGGGTTATCTTGGTCTAACTGATCAAGGTCTTGCTACTACCGATGCCGTTACTTTTGGTAGTCTGGTGGCGACAGGAAACATTTCAACCACCAGCGGAACAATTGGTGGGTTGACTGCGGCGGAACTGACACAACTACAAAGTATTAATGCCACCACAATCGACTCTTCACAATGGGGTTGGGTTGGAGCAATGAATCAAAGTGTTGCTACTACCGATTCACCTACATTCGTGAACGTGAGTGCCTCTATAACAGGAAACATTGAGGGTGATGTCACTGGTTCTTTGATCGGTGATACGGTCGAAGCTGACACTATCACCGCTAACCTTGGTTTTGTTGGTGATCTTACCAAAGGAACACAGGTCGAGGTAACAAATACAACTACCGCAAACGCTATAGGTGAAGGTGCTTTGTGGATTTCAGGTGGTGTCACCGGGACGGGTGGTGCAGGGTTCAGTGTTAACGGTAACGTCTACACCGGCGGTAATATCGTTGTTGGCAATGATGCTATCATTACTGGTGACCTCACTGTAAACGGAACAACCACAACAATTAATACACAAGACATGTTGGTGGAAGATAAGAACGTTATTTTGGGTAACGTGGCAACACCATCTACTATCACCGGTAATGGTGGTGGTATCACACTATTAACTTCTGTTGGTGGTATAGATGACCAGACAATCACATGGCATAATGATGCTAGCGGTTGGAATTTCAGTGATACGGTGACAAGCACACTTTTCTCTGGTTCAGGTGCATCATTGACCAGCATACCAAATGGAGCGTTGGATAACAGTTCAGTGACGGTTGGTACAACTGATATCGCATTGGGTGCTTCGTCCACAACCTTGTCGGGATTGACTTCTGTTTCAAGTACGGGCTTCACAGGTGATTTGACAGGTAATGTTACTGGTGATCTTACAGGTAATGTTACTGGTGATTTGACAGGTAATGTTACTGGTGATTTGACAGGTAATGTTTCTGGCGCAGTAACAGGAAATGTAACAGGTGATCTTACAGGTAATGTTACTGGTGATCTTACAGGTAACGCTGACACAGCAACCTCATTAGCTACATCAAGAACTATTGGTGGTGTGTCGTTTGATGGCACTGCTGATATAACAGTGGCATCTGCAACAGGTGGTTTTGCTGTCACTGGCGACATCACAGTAACAGGTGATATTCTTCCTGATGTGGATGTTGTTTCTGATCTTGGGTCTGCCGTGAAAAGGTGGTCCGAACTATACGCATCAACTATATATTCTCATCGCATTGACGGGACATCATATGGTTCAAATAATGAATATTTTGCTAGCACGACTCATTCTTTTGCTGTAGGTGGCATCAGCCAGATTGGCATTTTTGACGGTTTCATTGCATCGTCGCCCACAGTAACCACAGACCTCGGAAGCACCACAACTAGTCAAAAATTTAAAGATGGTTATTTTACTGGAACTGTTGATGCTACAACATTCACAGGAGATTTGACAGGAAATGTTACTGGTGATTTGACAGGTAATGTTACTGGTGATTTGACAGGTAATGTAATTGGTACTGTAACAGGCGCAGAAAATTGGGTGATTGTAGAGGGAACAGCGGTTGCTACGACTGCCGATGATTTCACCGCATTATCGAACACTAAATACATGATTGATAGTAGTTTGAGAACGGGTGGGTTTATTACGATGACCCTACCAACACTAACAACCGAAGTCGGAACTACTATCTGGGTCACAGATATGAAAGCCCAGTTCGACGTTGGTGGTAACAAGAATGTCATAACAAACTCTATCACATTTGAGGGAGCAACGGATACCTTTGAGTTTGATGTGAATAATGGAACGACAATACTTGTTTGGACTGGCGTATCATATGGTTGGAAATCAATAATTTTACGACCTTAATAAATAAAATAAGGGGTGATTAATTTCACCCCTTTATGGAGATAAGACATGGCAAAAGGAAGTGATTATTTAACAAGTGGTGGGGGAGTTGCTACTAGATTCGTATCTAACACTATATCTGACGGTACGGAATCGGGGATTTTCCCTGTTCCCGTTGGTACAGACCCTGCGATAAACATAAATAATATCGACATATGGGTTGATGGTATAAAACTTGTACGTGACGGTGGTAGTGGTGGGGAATATACATCAGATGGTACTAATGTAACGATTACTAGTCCACCAATAGTAAATTTAACTGATATAGATATTATCACATGGGAGTAAAATAAATGGATGAAAAGAATCCTTCAAAAAATATAGCGAAACTTAGACAAGAAGCAGGTGCAGATACAGTAACACCTATCGGAACGTTTGACCAATTTGAACCACTAACATCTTATGGTCTTGGCGCAACAACCATGTCAGTCAATATGACATCAACAGGTGTTGGTGTGGGAACAGGTACGGCACAGAAGACGAATACAGGTTGGGTTTCTAAATAGTAACACACTCTAATGACTGACTGATTAAGTTCAGATTCCCTTTCTACCTTTCGGGAGAAGGAGACAGGTTAGAGAATAAAATACAAAGGAGAAAGGATTATGAAGTTTTATGGAATAGATTCAAAGGGTTATATAAAAATTCAAGACGCTACTACAATTTCATACGGTGGTGCTCCAGACGAGAGAAGGATTTACCGGGACACTGTCACAGAAGATATATATATCGGTACCGGTGGTGCATTCAAAACATTTGTGGTTGCAGGTCAACCCCTCACCAGTATTTTTATCGCTCAAGGTGATTTAGAATGGCATAGGTTGGAAGGTCTTAACACTGTTCCTTTTTCAGCATCAACACTCACAGGTTCAAACGCATACTCTCAAACATTACCAGACACCGAAGCGGCTAAAATGTCTAGGTTTACCGATAAATGGTTGAAGTTGTCTAACGCTGTTGCTATAGGGTCAGTGACCGCTGGAATCAGAATCGAGTATGCGGCAGACGCTAGTGATTTGAGTGATATTACTCTAGTGTATGATGGTGGTTCGCCTCTTACTGGTATATACCCCACAAACTGGCAGTTCTCTGGTGGTCCTTATTCATCATGGACTGATGATAATAATACATATACTGGTGACCCAATCGCTACACATTCTTTTGTTGATGCAGCGGTTTTCGCCACCCTTAATAATGCCACAAACCCATATCTCTCTATAGATGCACTAGATCAATTATTTGTTAGATATTCTTCTGCTGACCCTATAGGTGTTAATGAATCTTGGAATCATTGGATGTTGTTAACAAATGATGCTATTGGTGATGTTGTGCCCTCGGCACCTTCATCCGATCTTACAGCGAGTAGATATGTGTATAGAAAGGATGAGATTTATAATAGTTATGTGCGAATTGGTCCTGCTACCGGCTCTGTTACAGAGAATGCCCCTGTTACCGCAGGTGGTGGTCTTTATACTTCTGTTGGTGGTAATTTAGGTGTGCCTGCATTGTTACCAGACACCGTTGTTGTTCGTGACGGGTCAAGTAATATTTACGCCAACATTCTTTACGGAACTGCTACGTCAGCCAAATACGCTGACCTTGCGGAAAAATACACATGTGATCTCACTCTCCCGGTAGGAACTGTGGTTGAGGTTGCTGACGACACAGAGTTTGAAGTCGTTCCTGTTATGTTTGAACTATCACAGTCAGTTGTTGGGGTTGTCTCCGATTCTCCTGCCTACCTGATGAACAGTGATAGCGAAGGTCTTCCTATAGCCTTGACAGGTAAAGTTCCTGTACGGGTGGTAGGTGAGGTCAGGAAGGGTGACTTCATTGTCCCTGCCGGTGACGGATTAGCTCGTAAAGGTGAACTTGGGGAATCGGTCGCAAAGATCGGTGTTGCTCTCAAGTCTGATTTACAAATAGTAGAGAAACTGGTAGAGTGTATAATAAAGTAAATTATACCATAAATAACACAAATCAGGGGTATCATTTATTGATACCCCTTTTTATTTAAAGGAAATATATGACCAAAGAAAAACTATACCAACTGACAAAGAACCTGTATCAATGTTCGATGGAGATGAAAGAGATTAATGAGGTCTGCTCTGACCTTCTTTTGGATATGTCAAAACAAACCTTGAAGATATTATCAAGAGATAATCTACCCGAAGATGTGAAGTTGGAGGTTATGGATATCAAATCTGAGATATTAGGGGGTGGGGATGAGTGATCATATAAAGGGGTTCTATTCTCTTGAACTAACACTAACTGATGCTTGTAATTTCAGATGCTCTTATTGTTTTGAGGGTGATGAGTGTTTAAAAACTACCACACTAGATTGTGTTGAAGATATCTTCGATGCCATTGAGAAGATGCTCAATGATCGGTGGTTCACTTCTATACACGAGGGGATTAAGATAGGGTTTTGGGGTGGTGAACCTACACTTAGACCTGACATTCTTACACAGTTTGTTGAGAGATACAAGGATGATGATCGTATCAAATTTCATATTTACACAAACGGGTATGACATTGAACCTTTGATGGATATCTTTGAGGAATGTAAAGAGAAAATAGACGTTCAGATTTCATATGATGGTAAGAAAATCCATGACATAAAGCGTGTATTGGTTAATGGAGAAGGGACTGCTGACAGAGTTAAAGAGAGTATTTACAGACTCCGTGAAAGGGGGTTCTATGGCGGTCTTAAATCAACAGTGACATATGACACAATCCAATATATGCCTGAATGTTGGGATGATATCAAAAAGATATATGATGATTTGGGTGATGGTATTGGATACAACATTACCATTGATTATTTTAATGATGATAATATAGGTATGGATGTGGTACGAAAATCGTTCATAGAGTTAGCAAAAAGAGAGGTGGAATTCTACAAAGAACACCACCATCACTTATTTTCTTGGTTTAATTCTACACATCCTATGAATTGTTCGTTTTTTAAATACGGTATGGCTATAAATACTAGTGGTGAAATGTTGTATTGTCATGGGTGTGGTTATTCATGTGATGTTAAAGATTTCACTTTCGGTCACATATCGGATGATGATTTTCTGGATAAATTGAAACGCAATTATGAGTATTTCGATCTACCAAAGATTGAAGGGTGTAAGGATTGTTTTGCAACTCATTGTGCTATGTGTAACGTAGTCAAATACGAACACAGTGCTAAAGAAAATTTTTATGACAAATGGCACGATGTTTCCTGTCAATCAGATAAATGTGACATATTTAAAGAATTCAGTAAAGTGAGTATATCCTTGAGGGATATCATGGGAGGAAAATAATGTATCTTATAGTAAAAGGTATCACCACATCAATAAAAAGTGGGGTGTCTATTCGTGATGCGGTGGTAACAGCGGCTCGGTCTGCTGGCATAGGAAAATTTAATGTGACCGTGGAGGGGTTGGAGGTGAAAATACTACCTTTTGATAGTGCTGGGGTTTTTGCCAACGCCGCCGGTTGTATGAATCAATGCCACGCTTTCTCGTGTCCTACTTTTAAACCACCAAACACATCTATATGGGATTTATCGGAAGTGGTGGAGGGTGCTATAATTCAAGATGAGAGTATTACCACACTATCAGCAATGATTGAGGATGAGCGAGTAAGAAGAAATCTTGCTACAGCTTGGACGGGGATTAACACCCCATATAATTTTGATGCCGTGTTAGGAACAGACGAAGAAACTTATAACAATGCCACTTTTATTTACGGTGACAATGACTCACCATCAGCAAATCATCAGGCTATGATGAAACAGTTCAAAGAGTCTATTAATGAGATGACGGGTGGTGGGGTGACATATGATGTAGGTGATAATGACACTGTTCTTTATGAACACATCAACGAGGTTATAACTCAGATTGGTCATTTAAGGAACACATGCCTATGTGATGGTCAGTGTGGATTAAATTACACATGCGTCTGTTTTGAGAATTGCGGTACAAATTACTACAGTGATGAGAGATTGAAGAGAAATATAAGGAGTATTTAATGGAAGACAAAGATGTGATTAAGGCGGTGCAAAGTCTCCGTCCAGTTGTGTATGAATGGAAAGACAAAGAAATGATAGGACAATCCTTTGGATTCATTGCTCAAGAGTTGGAAGAGATTTTTCCAATGGGAGAATATGATATTATCACAGAGGATACCAATGGGATGAAGATGGTTGGTTATCATCAAATAATCCCGTTATTAGTTAAATATATACAAAATTTAGAAGAACGTGTAAGTAAACTAGAATCTGTGGAGGATAAAAATGAATTATAGTGTTGCCGCCGTACATGATCGTGGTGAGGTTTTGTGGGTTAAATATGTTGATACATACCAAAACTCTCTATTAAAAAATGATGACCTTTTTGTCAAATTAACTGGTCATGCCGCTGGTCTTATTCAAAAAGCTTTATCAGAGCATAACAAGGTATACATACCGAAGGGGGTTGCAGGTGAAGTCACTTTCGCTGACATAATCATCGAACAGACTAATGAGTTGGAAACGAATCAACGTATCGCTCTTTCTAAAATGTATAACTTGGCAGACTACCAACTTTTTATTAACAGTGCAATGGATTTTTTTAATTACATTAACACCTTCAATAGTCTGGCTTCTTTGGGGTATTTTATAACCGATCAGAACCGGGAAGAAAAGTATTTGGAAATCATTGAATCTGGGGACGAGTCGTTAATATCCGATCTGGAACTCTACTTGGAAACTAAAGACAAAATCCAACCCATGTCATATCTGTTTAATAAAATCAAGGTATCGGAAAAGAGAATCCTTGAATGTGAAACTCAAGAGGAACTTGATGGGGTTCTGGAAGACCTTAATAACAGTTAATGATCTTCCAGATAGATTATCAATCAGGTGGTCTTTATGATTCTTACTTTGAGGCGAATAAACCAATAATCACCTCACTTGACCACAAAGTTTTTGGTGACAGTGAGATTGATACTTTTTTAATTGATTATGGTTATTATGATCTGTTTCATTCAAAGAAGGTCGCTGATGTGCATATGTATGCAGAAAAACCTATAAAATGTGCGTTACTGAGATTGATGATACTCTACGAGTTGGGTGGGGTGTATGTTGATGCTGACGTGACGTTCACTGATGAGGTTGTTAGTTTAGAGAAAGACCTAAACAAGTATGGCAACCGCAACGTAGTGTTGTCAAACAGGTCTTTATATTTCATAAAAGGTGTGAGTAAGTCTAAATTCATCAAGTATATGATGGACTTATACTTAAACAGTGACTATATGGTTACTGATACTGTGATGAACAAAAAACACGAACTATCCATGTTCCATAAAGAGTTGATGATAATACCACCCGACTCCCTATCCAAATATTTCCTTCACAGTTTCACTCATAACATGCAATGATTAATATTATACCAGACAAATACAAACTTGCTATTGGCTACACTTGGTACTCAAATCTAAGTCAGGGTATATGTGGTCATATGTTTGAAATGATTGAATATTACCACACCATCAATCCTCACATTAGAACCTGTATGCTGATCTGTGACCAACAAGCATTCGATGTTATAGAGGATGCTATCAGAGACAAATACGATTTCTCAGAGGATGAGGTTCAGTTGATGTTGGATGACATTGTGTTTTTTGACAATCCCCGAATGGTTAAAGGTGATAGTTTCTTATTGGTGGACGGTCATTTTAATGGGATGAAGAACAAGGTTCTAGCCTTCAATAACATACTGGCATTCCCTTGTAACGACCTTTCCTTTCAGACCAAACAAAACATTACAGTCCTACAAGATGACAGGATATATGGAAAAGGGTATAATACAATACACTATGTCAAGAAGATTTTGTTTGATAGATACAAAACCATAGGGGAGTCAATACCAAACAACCTTGTCTATGCCACCGAAACCGCTAGGAAACTGTACACAGAATTCTACCTTGAACTTGAAGATGAGTATGATGGGGGTTTCCTTCTACTTACGAACCATGATGTCGATGTCTCTGACAGGTTTGAACAGGTCAGGTTACCAGTGAAGAACTTGTTTGAACGATTTGATACCTACATCTATACACCAACACCAAACCACCGGGATTGTAGCCCTAGATTTATAGCTGAGTGTAAATTCTATGGGAAGGATGTTGAATATTTCAAGATTGATTATATGGATGAGGATGCCGGGTTATGTTTCAGACGGTATGACATAGAGAATGATTTCGACGGTATATGTCTGAAAGAGGATGACCCGATTATAGAGATACTAAACGGGATACTATGATCAATAGAATGAGTACATTAGTGGAATATGATCACCAGAGCGCACACTGTAACCGAGCTAAACTGGACACGGGAACACATTGTAATTACAACTGTTGGTTCTGTTATTATAAAGGTGAGTTGGATGTGGTAACCCCGTTAGAGGTAATCAAAGAGCGTGTTGACTATCTTGCTGAGTGTGGAATTCAAGAGGTAGACCTGAGTGGTGGGGAGAGTTCAATCCATGAGAATTGGTTTGAGATACTTGATTACTGTTGGTCTAAGGGTATGCGAATCAGCACCTTGAGTAACGGGTCAAAGTTTTGTGATAAAACCTTTATCATAGACTCATTCAACCACGGACTCAAGGAAATCCTGTTCAGTCTTCATGGTTATGATGAGGTGTCACATGATAAGGTGGTTGGTAGGAACGGTGCATTCCAGAAGATTATGGAATCGATCAAGAATGCCAACGAGTTAGGTATCAGAGTTCGTATTAATTGTGTAGTAGGTAAACACAACTATACACATCTAAAGGATAGTTATGTAAACCTGATACATAGTTTTGATTGTGTGGAGGTGAACTTCCTTACCTTGAATGCCTTTGGTGAGGCTGATGTCACAGGTCGATTTGTTTCGTATTCAATAATCGCTGTGGAAATTAAACAGGCGATAGATCGATTGGATGTCAAGTATGTGAATGTTCGGTATATCCCCTATTGTTATATGGTCGGGTACGAGCAACACGTCTGTGATGTATACCAACATATCTATGATGTGTATGATTGGAATATGGCTGTCTACAACGATAACCTGACCCCTGATGTGTATGTTGGGAGAGAATTGGATTGTTTGTTTGATGCTGCCGCCAAGGATAGGATTCGTAGTTACACCAAACAACGTAAGTGTATGGATTGCAAGTATTTCTTTATCTGTGATGGGTTGGAGAATGATATAAGTGGTCAAGAGGTTTACCCTATAGAGGGTGAGAGGATTCGTAACGCAAACCATTACAGAAAGGATTTCTATGAAGATTAGTGTATTAATATTAACTCATAATAGACCAGACCTATTCAAACGGTGTATAGAGTCTGTGATAACGGCATACAAACATTTCAATGTTAACCTTGAAATACTGGTGAATAATGATAGTCGAGATATCACTGAGGTGTATCCTAAGATGACACGGTATTACTATAGTTCCTCATCTAATATCAGCGTGTTGTATCAGTTGTTGTTTGAGAAAGCCTCAAATGAGTATGTGTATTTCCTAGAGGACGATGATGTGATGGGTAAGGATTTCTTCTTTGAGGTTTCACAACACACAGAGGATATCTTATATTTCAACTACATACCTCATGAATGGGATGTCAGTTTTATATCATTCTTTGACTACACCAACAAGAGAGGAACAAAGGAAGATTTTCTTGATGAGTATGATGACCATAACTATCAGTTTGGTCAAATATGCTTTAAGAAGGAATGCCTTGATATCAACGATTTTCCCAGCGACAACCACTTACAGAATGATTTCGTTATATTCAAGAAATTACATGGTTCGTTTAAGACGATACCAAAATTTCTCTACAGACAGACCACTGATGGTGGCGACAATATCAGTTTTAAGATGTTGTGTAAGGATGACAGATGGATTTCATTGAATCACAAGGAGTAGAACACGAAACACAGAGGTTGTACGTCCATTGGGATATCACAACAATGTGTCAATATAAGTGTTCATATTGCTATGCCCGTAAACAATACGGGAAGGATTGGGGTAGACCCGGAATCTGGAAGAACCAGTTGAAAGTTGTTGATGAGTTGAGTAAGAGTTCCTTACCCGTCTTTCTTGGATTGTTGGGTGGTGAGCCTACGATGCACCATAGATACTTTGAACTATTAGACCTGATCAATGAGAAGGTGTTGACCCATGACAGGTCACGATTGTATATCACAACCAACGGTGTCAAACACCCAGAGTTCTTCCAACAACACAAAGATACTGATGGTAGAATTTTCATGTTATGGAGCATTCACCCGGAGTTCACAGGGGATGAAGAGTTTGAAAACCTCTACCGTAACATAGAGTTGATGCACAGTAAAGGGTATCGCACTAAGATCAACTTAATGCTTCACCCTGATGAGAAGTATTGGACACAGACCAAGGAGAGATATGAGAGGTTGAACCAACTGGAATATACCATTCTACACCCTCACTTCATCTATGGCGGGTTTAATCATGACGTTGAATACGGTGAGTCGTTCTATGACTATTTCAAGTTCCTAGAGGGTCAGAGGGTCAAGGAGTTTATATTCACCAGCGAGGATAAGGAGTTCGTTTTCAGCGACTATGAAATATTTGATAAAGGTCACAATCGATTCAAAGGTTGGAAGTGTTGGCATAACAATTTCGAGATAAACTATAAAGGGTTGATCACGGACCAGTGTTTCCATCCCCACAACTTTGAGATACCGAAGAACTATTTCAGAGATATAACAGAGGTCAAACCCAGAATATGTTCACATGAGTTTTGTAGTTGTGATGGTCTGATGAAGATACACAAGGAGAGAGATGATAGAGTTCAACAAACATAATGAGAATTTGATCTTGATCTCATACTGGATGACATGGGCGTGTAATAATAGATGTCCTTATTGTTGTGTCGGTACAATGTTGGATAACAAAGTGGAGGTAGACCGTGACGTGTTGGTTGCAACGGCTGATGCTCTACTTAAACTACAGGACGATAACCCGTCATACCGTATATGCGTTTCTATGTTGGGTGGCGAACCACTGATGGTGGTCGATGATTCTCTAGAATTTATTGAACGTGTGACCCCTCATGGTATTGGTTTAGAGTTGTTCAGTAATCTGAATTTTGACCCTGATTCTAATAATATTAGAAAGGTCTTAGATTACCAGAAAACGAATGATCGATTTAAGGTCGTTGTGTCGTGGCATAAGATATCCAACAGGGATTATGTGAAAACTAATATACTGTTGATGAAGGACTTTATTGTTGTTGATTTGCTCTTATGTGACGATGACGATCTGATTCAAGTGTATAACGATTATCTTTGGTTAAAGTCTGTTGGTGTGTCTTTCAGGGTATCGTATATTAGGAAAGGTGAGAATAACATATTCACTTTGTTCGATGCACCTGAGTACCACCAGATGATAAGTGATTCTATATATGACGATGAGGAAGAGTTTAATGTGATGGGTGATAGGAAGATGGGTGTAGTGGAAAGTAGAGAAATGGATTTGTTAAATATATCAAAACAATACTACACTATATGTCGGATATCAGCATTGAGTATAGACAAGTTTGGTGAGATAACAACGTCTTGTGGTTATCCATATGAGGGTGGCAATATAAAGGATAGAGGGTTGGAAGTGAAGGATGCCTTTTGTAGCGGCTACCCTTGTAGATGTATGACTGATAACTATAAAAAATTACTAAGGGAAAAGAAATGATAGTTGAATGGGAATGTGTGTTAGCGTGTAATTATAAGTGCTTCTATTGTGGTAATGGTAGAAATGATATGATTGATAAACCGATACCATTTGAAACTGATATAGATAAGGTATTCAAGTTCTTGGATGGTATCAAATCGGAGTTCCCAGATGAGGAACTTTTTGTGTTTGGAGGTGAACCATTTCTTCATCCTCATATCGAACTGATAATTAAACATATGAATGAAATTGGTTTGAAGTTCGTCATACAAACCAACTTTTCATGTACTGACAGGATTAGGATGATTGCTGATACACAAGAGTTAAACATACAGATCAGTTTACATCCTAGTGAGATAAATGATAAAATAGACACACTAAATGGTATAGAAGAGATGGAGAATATCATCCGTCGAATTGATGTGATGTTCATCGGACAGCCTTCTTATGATTTGTTTCGTGAGGTAATACAACGGCTTAATGATAAGAGTATTTTATACACCACACCCGTAGCAGATTTTAATATAAGTGGTGTATGTAACGATCACCTATACGAGTTTAACAAGGTGAAGAAAACAGTGTTTGGTCAAGCCTATAGGTTTGAAAAGGGTGACCGTAGTTACCAATGGGAAGATCAGATGAGGGGTGACATTACATATAAAGGAAAGACCTGTATCTACAAAGACAAGTATGTTCTGTTTGACCCTGCACTAAAACGATATACATGTAACTATAGACAAAATAACGAGGTATGCCCAAATGACCAATGCTTCTTAATGTAGCTGGCGCTGTAGTTCATTATGACAGATTCATAAAAGAATTACCGGTGTTAGGAATCAGAAATCGTAACATAAAGTTCACCGTTTTTGACGGTCCAAATCTATGTAAATGGAATGGTGGTCGTATTAATCAGGATATCACACTGACACCTGAAATGGTTGAGAGATATAACAAGTTTGGTATTGCTGTGTCATTAACTTTCACTAATCCTGTTATAGATTTGGATGACCCTGTAGGAAATCACCTGTTAGAAATGTTACATACTTATGGTAAGTTATATAACATTCAAAACAAGGTTGTGTTGGTGAATGAGCCGTTACGTGAATACATTCTGAATAGATACGATCTATCCTTAATCCGTAGTATTACTGGACATTCCCCTGATATCACTATCACAAATGAATTGATTCGTGAATACAAAGAGTGGGAAAAAACATATGACTATATCGTTCCTAAAATGGAATTGATATTTCAACCAGAGTTCTATGAAAACGTGGATACCTCAAAATATGAGATATTATTAAATGATACTTGTAAATATGGTTGTCCTTATTGGCTACAACATTTTGAGGCTATTGCTGAAGTGAACAGGTCATACCCAAATCCACGTGATGAGGTGGGTAAAGATCATTGTTATAGAGTAGAAGAGTGTTGGGTTGATGGTTTTAATTCTGACGGGCCATCCCAAAATGAATGTATGGATTTGACTCCCGATGCAATAAAAAAGGCATTGTCTTTGGGTTACAGGAGTTTTAAGTTTAGTGGAAGAGAAAACGATGTTAAAGTTGTAGTATCACAGGTCAAGGAATTCTTACGATGACAGTTAGATTTAAAAAAGATTATAAGGTTATATCAACAGGTGAGAGTTTTGATCACATTGATTACCATGTAACATTAAGGATGAATGACAAATGCAACCTTTCCTGTGATTATTGTCTATGGTGTGATGGTGTGAATTATGATTATCCCATTGAAACTGTAGATAATATCTATGAGTTTTTAAAATACATGGGTTATAATTCGGTGTTGATTTATTTTCATGGCGGTGAGGCATCAATCCACCCAAAAATATTGAATACACTTAACCATATCAAACTCAAAGAACAAGAGACAGGTATTAAAACTATTATAGAATATCAAACCAATCTATCATATACAACAGACTTATTACAATGGTTGATGGGTTTTATTGATAAACTATCTATTTCTTATCATTATACTGGTTTATGGAAAACCAAAACACATGGAAATTTTGTCCGTAATTTCCTATGGTTAAAGAGAAATAATATACCCATTGAACGATTTGATGTGATGTTAGAGGATATTTCTGATGATAAGTTAGATGAATTTTATAGGAACGTTATTTATTTTATTGATTATGATGGGATAGTTGATTCTGAAATGATATATGGGTTTTTGGATTATAATAAGAACCTAATAACAAAACATATTGATTTCTATAAAAAATACAACAAAACGGAACAAAAATACAGGATTGATGGGGTTGAGTATAACACTAATGATCTGTTTAATGAGGGGTTAGATTGTGAAGGTTGTAAATGTGATGCTGGAACGAAGGATATAACCATAAACGCCAACGGAAATGTGTATTCTTGTGCGGCTGAAATGAATGGGGAACCTTTGACAAATATACTACAAGACCCTCGTTATATGGTGAAGTTAAAGGTCAGGTCTAAGTTAAAGACTACGTGTAAATATAAATCCTGTGAAGGGGATTTCTACTTTGAGAGATATAGAGAATGAATTATCTAGAGTTTATTAGACACTACCAGTACACACATATACCGAGCGCTTTGTCACAGATTTATTACCTCAATAATATATTTGTTAATAAGTTGGTGAAGCCTTATAGGGATAATATTGTTCTAGGTAAACCGTTTGGACACAGCGCATACTATTATATATGGGATAAGTTGGGGTATATCTCACCACAAAAATATGCCGATGGTGTCAGACATTTAGAGATTGATTTTGTTGACTTTGCTGACGTTACGATTGGTAATGCTCTTGGTGTCGCTAGTGGTATTGAAATGGGTAACGGTAAAATGACCTATGTTAACATATCCGACTCACAATTACAAATGGGTGCTACCCTTGAGGCCATTCAATTTATTGGTCGTATGGGACAGAATATTAAACTGACTATTGATTACAATGGTGAACAGTTGACTTCTGGTTTGCTTACAGATATAGAAGCTGACACTGAGTTTTTTAGATCGAATGGGTGGTTGGTGATACAAACTGATAACGAATGTATTGGTATGGATTATGGTTTTAGTTTGAATGGACCTGTTGTGGTATTTGTTCACACAGAGAAAGGTGAAGGCATCCGAGAGATTCAAAGTGACTTTGAGAAATGGCATTACAGACCAATCGGTGATGAGGAAATGACGATGACCAAGGAGTTGAGTGAGTTATGAGACAGACCTTATCAGTGTATATGAAACGAGAGGATTACCTTTTACATGCCGATATGTGGAAGTTTCAGACAGAGGCTAAAGTGGTGAATACAGGTCTAGGAGAACCAAACCTATTGAATATTGCTGGTGGTCTGGCATCGACAGGAAAGGATGTATATATCTATGGAGTGTGTGGTTTTATCATTCATCGCTATGAGCAGTTAAAGTTCTCTTGTAGGGATTTTGGGGGGTTAAACGGTAAGATAATACTCTGTAACGCAGGTAAGTTTGGATACAGTCAGTTTGGTCGTGGTCATACAATGGACGATGACCTTGCTATTATGGACATCCTGATGATTGATTGTTACAAACCACAAACAGTTGTTGAGTTAGTAGAAAACCTTGAAACTATCAAGTGGAGAGAAAACGGTGTGTATTACATTCAATTAGGGAGAGATGAGTGAGATATCTAGTAACAGGTGAGAGAGGTTTCCTTCTGTCTGGTGTTATGGGAGAGTTTAAAGGAGAGGTCATATCATATGAGTATGGTGAGTCATACCAGAACATAGACGTGGTGGTTCACTTTGCTAGTCCAGTAGACAGATATGAGTTTAGAGACAAGAGGAATATGGCACACACTATGGTTGATTATAGTCTATCTCTTGTGGAAATTGCTAAGGAGAACAACGCCAAGTTTATCTTCGCCAGTTCTAGGGCGGCAGGTGTATGTGATGATGATTATGGGGTATACAAGAAATTCCTTGAGCAGTATATAGAAGCCAATATATACAACCACCTCATATATCGTATTCCTAGAGTTTATGGGAGTGAGAGGAAGAAGGGTTTGATGAAGCAATTACGATTGGATGATATTGATAACCCTAGTGATTACAATAAGTCTTTACACTATCTTGATATAGAAGATTTCAGGAGTTGGTTCAAAGAAAATTTATATAATACTGGTATCGTTGAATACGAAGGGTTGTATCGTATAAATACAATTGAAGAAATAAAAAATCTGTATATCACAAAAGGTGAGTAAATGAATATATTAATAACAGGTGGTGCCGGATTTGTCGGCAGTAGCCTTACTAAATCCCTTCTCAGTGATGGTCATAACCTAACTATCATAGACAATTTTGCTACAAGTAAAAACTCCAATATAACTGATATATCAGATCAGATTACCTTTGTTGATATGGATTTATCTAACCCTAATTGTGAAGTTACTGTTGACTATTACATATCAAGATCGGATGTGGTGTATCATTTGGCGGCAAGTATTGGTGTCCAATTAATACAACAACAACCTAGTGCCTCTCTACATAACTCGTTGAATATGAACAACATTCTGTTTCCGTTGTTTGAGAAACACCAAACCAAGGTTATATTTTCTAGCACATCTGAAGTTTATGGTGAAACTAGGGTAAAAACTGGATCTGTTGAGACAGATCATTTGGAAATCCACCCACCACAAAAACCTAGAGGGAGTTATGCTTGCTCTAAGTTGTTATCCGAGTTCCTAATCAGATCATACACATTCCCAAACACGATCATAAGATTCTTTAATGTGGTTGGACCTACTCAGGTTCCAGACTATGGACACGTGTTACCGAGGTTTATCAACCAGTTACGGGAGGGTAAGCCCCTGTCGGTTTATGGTAACGGGCAACAGGTTCGTAGTTTCTGTGATATCAGAGATGCTGTTGAGATGTTGAAACTGATGATTGGTAAGGAACACAATGATGAGATATATAACATAGGAAGTGATGAGAATGTTGTCACTATGAACATGCTTGCTGATACTTGTATACGTTTATCGGGTGTGGATTCTGTGATTAAATATCAGACATTTGAAGAAGCGTTTGGAACACAGTTTGAAGAGATTTATATCAGGTTTCCCAACACCGACAAGATCAAACAGTATTACACATGTAAGTATAATTTAGAAGATATAATTAGGAATATATTATGAAGACGTTGGTAGTTGTAGCCCATTTAGACGATGAGACATTTGGGTTAGGTGGAACATTGTTAAAGTTGTGTAAGGAAGACCCAAACAATGTCAAAGTATTGGTGTTCTGTAAGGGTAGGAATCGTAGTAACTCTGAGATAAGAATGGAGAACTTTTATGACATCTTCTCACAACTAGGATGTATCGGGGTTATCTGTGACAACTATGACTTGACGTTACATGAAAGACCATTACATGAGTTGGCAGATATCATATCAGATCATATTGGACGGTTTGATCCTGATACTGTGATATGCACAGGGATAGATGATATTCATCAAGAACATGAGATTGTGAGTAGGGCGACAAGGATTGCCTGTAGACCTCACACAACAAACGTAAAGGAATTACTTGAGTTTAAGATACCGGGGAGTTCAACAGAAAATTACAATATAGCTGTAGACATAACTGATGAGTTACCTGACAAGATTGAATTGTGTAATAAATATATAACCGAGGTTAAAGATGATATTTGTCACCCTAATTCAATACAAGGGATTGTGAATATTAACATCGGTGATGGTACTAGGTTTGGTTGTGGTGCGGTAGAACTTTTAAGGGTGGTGTGGTCATGCAAAGAATTTTAATGTTACACGAAATAACAGAGGAACATCTAAAGTTAGATATATCTGACTATGATGTTATTACGTTTGATGATGGGTTGTTTTCTCAGTATAAACATTATAAACACTTTTTGTCTTATGGTAAACCTATGTATTTTTTTATTAGCACAGACATCGTATGTCCAGAGGGTGTGGAGCAGAGCGGCGAGTCTGTTAGCTCAGGTGATGCACATGATAATTATTTTAATGGTGGTGACCTGAGTGATTTTATGAAGTGGTCACAGATCAAGGAAATATATGAGACAGATGGTTGTCATATCGGTGGTCATGGACACACACATACAAGGTTTAAACAAGAACCTTTTATCAAGGCATATAAGATCATTAAGAGGGAATGCTCTCAGATGATGGATGAGTTTGATAATCAAGGTATAGAGATTGATAGTTTTTGTTTCCCTTACAATGAAGACATTTTTGGATACAGACCATCTTTACGACAAAGAGGTGTTGAATTGTTTTTTGGTGACGAAAGGGTTGATGCTGACCCTCTTGTTAGGATGGAAAAATATAAATAAGAGTAAGAAGATAAATGGAGTGATATATGAGTTGGTTAGATGATCTATTAGGTAAGAGCGACAAACCCATAGAAAGGTTGGATGAAACTGGTAGAGTTGACAGTGATAGTAGTGTTAACGAGCAGTTGGAAGCATTCAAGCCTAGACGGGAACGTGCGGCTACAAAGAAAGCCAAGTCAGGTGAAGGTCTTGAAGATATGGACTTTATTCTCCAAGGTAATTACAACGCTTTGGGGTTCAACAGTTTCTATCGGACATACATCAACAAGACTTTTCAAAATGAATTAGAAAGACTTAAATATTATCGTGAGATGTCTCAATACCCTGAGATTGCTGACGTTATTGAAGATGCCACAATGGTATCAACCCAAGAAGATTATGATGGTCGTATGATTAAAATGGAAATCATTGATGAGAAGTTGGCGTCTAATACCAATGCTGTTGGGAACATACAACGAGAGTTTCATGATTTGTTCTATAAACAGATGAGAATTAAATGGGAAATGTGGAACCTGATGTACAACTATTTCGTTGACGGGAAGGTTTATTTTGAACATATGATCAACAAGAATCGTCCGAAGCAGGGGATTATTGGTATTAAGCGACTTCCTGCAGAGACTATGGATTTTGTGTATGACCCAATCACAGGAAGTATTATTGCATATTATCAATATTTGTCATTGAAGCCAAGACAACAACCACCTACGGTTGAGGATGCTGTGAAAGACCCTAATATTATTGTCTT